CGTGCTGATCTTAATAATGTTTCAAATACAAATTTTTTAGCAAAAGCAACTGCTGCCGGAGTTAGTAGTACAGGCGGAGTTGAATGGGATAATGTTAATAATAAACCAACTTTTGCAACAGTTGCAACTAGTGGCAGTTATAACGATTTAATAAATACTCCTACAATACCTAGTTTAGCAGGTTATGCTACAGCGGCTTACGTAGATAATGCTATATTATTATCTACAGGAATACCATTGGGATCTGCAGAGTTATTTTCAATAGCTGCTGATGATTCTACATTAAGAATTATATCATCTAACGAAAGTATACAAATTATTGGCGGCACCGGAATTACTACTAGCAGCGATGCAGAAGGTAATATTACAATCACTTCCGCTGCCGCTTCTACTACGTTTGCAACATTAACAGACGCATCGACTGCAAGTTTAACCATTGATAAGATATACGAGCCTGCTATTGCAATGCTAAGAGTTGATAATGTTGGAGTAAATGCATACACATTTCCTAGCCATTACAGTGGAAATAATCCTACTATCTACGTTATAAGCGGAACTACTATAGCATTTGATTTAGATAATATTTCAGGACATCCGTTTGAAATACAAGACAATACGCTAAGTGCATTAACTAGTAATCTAGTACACGTTACGTCAACTGGTACAGTTAGTACAAATGCAGCAGCGCAAGGCAAGAGTAGCGGTACGTTGTATTGGAGAATTCCTGAAAGCGTCAGCGGAACATATGTATATCAATGTACTAGTCACTCAAGTATGTTTGGTAGTATTGTTATTAAAGATCTTTCGAATCTTTAATAATTTTATTTAATTGTTGTCTTAATCTAACACTATGTTCGACATTTTCTCTAACTTTAGTTGGATCAATTGATTTATTAATTACATCATGAACAGCATCAATATAACTATACTGGCTAAGTAGTTTATTTAAAATATCGTAGCAGTTCTGCTTAACGCTTTTGTTAGGTATTCTGTCAATATCTTTTTTATATTGTGCATAGTCTTTTTTAAATTGTTTAGATTGAGAAATTTTAAGCATCAGTTTAACCTATAATAATCTTCGGTATTATTGTTGTTACTAGTTTCTGCCATAGCACTGTTATTTGCTAAATTTTCTAACATAACTGGCATTAGTGCAGGAACATAAAACACGCTGCCTTCTTGTAGTTCTCGGGCATATGTTTTGCCGTCGGCAGTATCTATCCACTGAACTTTAAATTTACCTGCGTTAACAAACCAGCTCTTGGTTTTAGCTTTATGAAAATGCAATGCTAGTTTGCTGTTTAATTTTTCAAATACTAATATTTTACTACAGTATTGTTCAGTATTTGTCCAAATAATTTCGTAACCGTAATTTGTTTTGTTTTGTAATTCACTCATTTAAAAATCTCTAATCTAATAAATCTATAACTTTAAAAACTGTTTTAAGTTTATTTAAATTGACTTTATTTTGTAAGGTGTTGTTTAATCCGTGATGCAGTGGTCGCGGCCATTTGCCAAACTCAACCCATGCATATCCGTCATGTTCATCGTTTAGCACAGGCATAAATTCTTCTTCAATTACGCACAAATATGTGTGAAAGTGAAAACGTGTATCGTTGCTAATAAACGTTTCTAAAGGCATTGTTTTCTTAATAGAAATTTCACCAATTTCTTCAAAGATCTCACGTTTAAGACCTTCCCACGGAGTTTCGGCTTTTTCAGTGGTGCCACCAACTAATCCCCATAAATCACCCGAACGACCATTTACTCTATGTAAGAATAAAAATCGTTTAGTGTTAAGGGCGTATACAATTGCACCACTACAGATGATAGTATTTTGACTCATACTAATAATTATCTTAGTATGCAAGTCTCCATGTGCCATTTGGATATTCACCGTCGTATGCTAATATCCATTCATCATTTTCAAATTTGTATTGTTTGCCAGTATTAAGATTAGATGTGTAAACAACAGTGGTATCTTGCGTACTAGCGTCAAACACTACATGCCATTTTGTACCATCCCATTCAATAATGTCATTGGCTCCTGCAACAAAGTCAGAACCGTCGGTATTTTTCCAAGCATCTGGACCATCGTATGCATAGTTGTCAGGCGTGTCGTAACCTGCATCTTGACCAACATTAACACTATCGTTAATATCTACAAGTATTAGTATACGAGGATTGTTTGATTTTAAATCTGTAGGGTTAGTTTTGTACGGATTGATAATATAGTCAATTTTATTACGATCGCCATTAGGTCCACTAATAACTGTATCTGCAGGAAGTGTATCTGTATCCCAAGCTATTGACAACTCGTATGTATCTAACGGATTAACAACTACAGTGCCAACAATTTCGTTAGCTAAATCTCGACGTTTTAATCTTAGTTCAGTAATTCCTGCATCAAACTCAAATGGCATAGATTTTAAATAGCCTGGCCACGTTTCGGCACCGACGATGCCCTTTCTCACTAGTTTAGCAGTAGTACCTAATACTAGTAGACTGTAGTTATCATGTGAAGATATTAAAGAAGCATCAACATCACTTATCCAAGTGCTTTCAAGATTAATTACTTCTTTAACTCCGCTATCTATTGAAGTTGTTCCGGTTTGATCTTTTACTATTTTAGTTCTAATATCAGCTTCTGTCGTCGCTGAAGGATTTGTTGTATGGCCTACTCCACCTCTTGACAAATCAAGATCAATTGTTCCGGCACTTTCATTAAAAATACTGTGTATGACTTGCGTAATGACTCCGAGCCGTTTAACTTTAACTGGTGGACTAATCCAAATAGGTGTAGTAAAAGTTAACGTAGCAATATCAATATCGCTTTCTGTTCCTGTAGGAATTGTTCTGCTGCTAAATGTTAGCCCTGTCATATTAACAACACTTAAACTTGTCCAGTCAATGTAGTTGTCAGTTGTTTGAATCTCTAAACTTGGATTAAACAACATTAAAATTTGTTCTAATATTTGTAGCTTTTGATCTGTATTTGAACTCCACACATCAACATTAACAGTTAGTGTATATGGAGTAGGCATCAGTCTTTCAACGGTAAAATTTTTACCTTCAGTATTTAAATATTCTTTACCAGCTGCATCATATGCACGTTCTCTAATATTTACTTTGTTAACGTAGCTGCTGTCACTTAGACGATTGACATCCATTTCAAGACCAGTAATATATACAGCCATTCTTGGTGCGCTTGGAATCTTATTTTCTGAGTTTTCTCTAATGATGTTGGCAACTTGCCGAGTTAAATCACCGTACATAACTGGAATCTGAGTGAGAGCACCTTTGCCATCTTTATAACTAAAGTTACTCATCATACGCACAAGCTGCGTTATGTATCTGCGTATTTGACCATCGTAAAAATGTTGATATCCCATTATTCTGCCTCCATCCAAACACGTTTGCCGTCGATTAGCTTCCAAGTCTTGTTTTTAAATTTGCCTTTATTTGCTAAACTTACTTTTCTTTTATGTTCCTCTGAGCAAGTTTTCCCCTTCATTGGTCCACCGTCTTTTCTTAACGCATTATGAAAGTGATATGTTTTTTTAGAATGTTTTGAATGTGAAAGGTGTTCATACTTGCAGCGATCAACACTTTGTATAGTTTGACCTATATAGCATTTTCCGCTTTCGATATGTGTACATTTGTAAATTTGCATTAATTATCCGCCCGTGGTCTAAGTGCTTGAGACAAACTCTGTCTTTCAGTAGTTGTTTCACCACCGATAGTGTCGGTACTAGTATTATTAACAAACGTACCTTTTTGCGTACTGCGTATATTAGTGTTTGTTAGTGTCATTCTAACATTATCTTCTTGCTTAACCCAACGCACTCCGTCATATCTAAACAATCTATTAGGTGCAAAATCATTGCGTAAGAAGAAATCTCCTGTAATAGGCACACCCGGAAACGTAATTCCAAATCCAAATGCTTCTCCATTTGTTGGAATACCATCTCCTAGTAAATAACCGTTATATCCAGAACGTTCTACTGTTTGCATTGTATCAGGAATATTATCGGCATCAGTGTCAACTAATTGGGTATTACCATCTGCATCTAGTTGTAGGCTAAAGTAATGATTAGTATTGTATCCTGATTTAGGAGCATCTACTTCTGCTTGCGCTATAACAGCATTATTGATTTGCATCTCTTTATCATATGTTGAAAGCAAATCACGTAATGTATTGCCACCTGGATTTTCTTCTTCTGCAGGGAGGTCAAGTATTTCTTTAAATTCTTGACTGTCAATAATTTGTTTAAGTTTAAGTCTATACAAGTGCGGATACCAAGTTTGACTGAATCCTTCACTTGCACGATTAACATCTTCTACAACATAGAACCTTTTAAGTGCTACACTGTGATCGTTTAGTGCGTATTCATCTTTTAAGTGAGGTAATTCAATTACGTCACCTGCTATAATTTTTCTACCAATTGTTTTAACACTGCTATTAATATGTATAGTAAGCATCAACGTGTCATTGGTCATAAACAATCCAAATTGGCTTAAATTAAAGTCAATATCTTGTACGTTATAAATTCCACGTAATGTGTAGATATCTGGATCGTACTTTCTATCCCTATTTTCAAGAAATAGTAAGTCTTGTATATTAGTTGGTTTTACACTATCGTATTGAGGTTGATCCGCAGTTGCATTTGCATCCGTTGGATTATCTGTACCTAAGTACTTGTGTATATGAAGATCGGTACCGCCAACAGTAAACATTTCAAGCACTTGCTTGTCTATAAAGTGGTAGTCGTTACCTTTTTGTGGTTTATATAAACTTAATCGTGGCATATACATATTTAGCGTCTTACCACTGTAACGATAAATACTAGGGAGACATTAAAATGGCAACAACAAAACAAGAAGTATATGATTACGTACACACGCTGCTAGGCGGAGGTATGGTCGATGTTGAACTCGATCCAATTCATTATGAAACGGCACTAAAAAAATCATTAACTAGATTTAGACAGCGTAGCGATAATTCAGTTGAAGAATCGTATTTGTTCCTGCCAACTATACTTGATCAAAACGAATACATCCTGCCTCAAGAAGTAATCGAAGTAAGACAAATATTCCGTAGAAGCATTGGCGCTCGTACAGGCGGCGGTGATGGCGGCAGTTTGTTTGAACCGTTTAACATGGCGTATACAAATACTTACTTGCTAAGTTCTAGTAATATGGGCGGTCTTGCAACATATGATATGTTTTCACAATATCAAGAACTAGTAGGCCGTATGTTTGGTAGCTTTATTGAATTTAAATGGAATAGTTCTAGTAAAAAACTTACCATGCTTCAGCGTCCTAGAGCAAATGAAACTCTAATGTTATATTGCTATAATTATCGTCCAGATGAAGAATTACTAAACGATTATATGGCACAACAGTGGATTAAAGATTATACTCTTGCAACTTGCAAATATATGCTAGGAGAAGCAAGAGAAAAATTTGCTACTATTGCAGGACCACAAGGCGGCACTAGTCTTAACGGATCAAGTTTAAAATCAGAAGCACAAGCTGAAATGGATAAACTTGAAAATGAAGTTGCTATGGCAATGGCCGGCGGCACCGGATTCGGATTTTTAATAGGCTGATTCCTTATTGGATAAGATAAATAAGAGTATGAAAACTACTCTTATTAAAATTATTGAAACCGACACAAGTTATAACAAGAACGCCACTAGGTACTTGTATAAACAGCATCCCGAGCTTTGGCAAGAAATACTGACATTAACAGCCTTCTTGCCGACTGCTGCTAAGGCTAAGCAACGGGTGTGGCACGTTCTAAACGATGTTTATGAACGGCCTATATGTCCTATTACAGGCGAATTTGTTAAATGGTGGGAAAACAGATACCTCGAAACAATTAATCGATCAGCTAAGACTGTATTAATGGCACAACGGGGAAAGTTTAACAATCAAACAGACGCAGCAAAAGCAAAGCGTACTGCTACGTTACGGCAAGGCTATGCAACAGGCAGATTGCAGTCGCGGGAATGGACTAAGGAAGAATCTGCTGCTAGGTACGAAAAAAATTGCAATGCAATTATAAAAAAGTACGGAGTGCATTCAACACTTATGTTGCCCGAAGTTATAGAAAAGCAGTATCAAACAAAAGTTAATAAAGGAACAATTACTGCAAGAGAAGATCGCACTAGTCGTCAATTATATTACGATGCTGTAATTAAATTTACCAAAAAAAGTTGGGTCGAGCATTTTGATAGTATTAACCCAACTCGTTTAAATAGAAGCGAATACGACTTGGATCATATATACAGCATACAAGCAGGATTTCGCGAAGAAATTCCTCCGTACATAATAGGTCACTGGACAAACTTAAGAATGATGATTCCGTCGGAAAATTATAGCAAAGGCATGAAGTGCCATAAAACAATGAAGCAGTTATATGAAGATTACGGATTTGTGATAGGTTAAAAACTACTTGACAATGCTTTAATTTCTGTTATACTAATAGAAACATTGGATCATTTGTATGAACAAACTTAAACTACTAATTATCGGTCACGGACGTCACGGCAAAGATACTGTATGCGAAATACTGCGTGACAAGTATAATTACAGTTTTGAAAGTAGTAGTAGATTTTGTTCAAAACGTTTTATCTATAACGACTTAAAGGAAAAGTATGGATATGCTAATGAGGAAGAGTGTTATGCTGACAGGCATAATCACAGAGCAGAATGGTATGATGCTATCTGCGCTTATAATGTTCCTGACTCAGCGCGTCTAGGACGCGAAATGTTTAATGCGTATGATATCTATTGCGGCCTACGCAATAAAAAAGAATATCATGCTATGCGTAACACCGAAGTATTTGATTATGCTATCTGGGTTGATCGTAGTGATTACTTACCACTTGAAGCAAAAGACTCAATGAGCTTAGAACAGTGGATGGCTGATTATACTATTGATAATAACGGCACCTTGGAAGACCTACAGTTTAACATAGATCAGTTAATGAAATTCTTAGACGCTTAAATTAGAAGTCAGGTACTAAATCGCCCTGCTTCCACTTAACGCCTTCCTTTTGAAGAGTGCGTTGACAGTTAGCACATATAGTTTTAAGATTACTAATACGGCAGTTGTTTAACTCGCCGTCTATATGAAATACATTAAACTGCTCTGAGTGTTTTGATTTAAATCCACATTTTTCGCACAGTGGTTTCTTTTCGTAACCAGCTTGCTTCCATTTAGGTACGCCGTGATTAACTCCGCTACGTAAGCAACGCTCGCATAACTTACGATAGTGTATTTTTCCGTCCTTACGATAGTTTATTGCCGCAGGACGTTGGTTACATTGGCATAATGGTCTCATATTGTATTTACCTCACCTTTTCGGTCCCTTTTATACCACTATAACTCGTATAAATTTATCGTAGTATGCTAAATACTAGCAATAACAATCCAATAGGAGAAAACGATATGGCATTGACATCACCAGGCGTACAGGTTAGCGTAATTGACGAGAGTTTCTACACTCCGGCTGAACCAGGTACAGTACCAATGGTTTTTGTTGCATCTGCAAGTAATAAGACTAATGCAGCTGGAACAGGAACTGCACAGGGCACATTAAAAGCTAACGCAGGGAAACCTTACTTACTTACATCACAAAGAGATTTAGCGGATACATTTGGTGATCCACTTTTCCAAATTGATGCAAACAACAATCCAATTCACGGTGGCGAACTTAACGAATACGGCTTGCAAGCAGCATACAGTTTATTAGGTGTTAGTAACAGAGCATGGGTTGTACGTGCAGATAT